CGCGAGAAGCGCGGGAAGATCTCGATAGAATCCGTCCGTTAGCTCGGGCCTGTCCTTCGCATAGAACCACTGTCCCTGCATCGTTTCTGCGGAAATCCCAGGGCGGCGGCTCGTTACCCAGTCGCGAAACTCCGCTCCGCACTTGTCCGCTTTCTCTTGGAGCCACTCGCGTTCTTCTTCAGTCCATGCCTTGCCCGGATGGCCCATGGCCTTCAATGATCCGGACTTTGCGAGAATCAGCTCCAAGCCTTCCATTTCCCAGGCGCGGGAATCATCGAGACCGGCGCAATAGGTTCCGATAGAGCCAATCACCGCGGACGGCGCGGCGTAGATTTCATCGCACGCGGCCGCATGATAGTAGGCGGCACTGCACATCTGAAAATCGGTGTAGGCGATCGTGCGTTTCCCCATCGCTGATAGTTCCCGCGTCCGATCCGCTGTCTCTTGCAGGCCGATCACCATTCCGCCGGGCGAATTCCAATCGAAGATAACAGTTTCAATCGCGTTGTCGGCGGCGATCTCGTCAAGCAAACCGTCCAGCTTGGAAAGATCCACCAGCTGGGGACCGCACATCATGTCGGGAGCTCTTTTGGAGATGATCCCTTCCAGAATCAGAATGGCGATACCCTGCGAGTGATCCGCTTGATAGGAAATCCCCGAGGAGAGTTTTCCGCCTTTCTCAAGACTCTGCGGAATATCGGAATCGAACGGTTGCAGCTCGCCGCGAATATAACTGCGGTAAAGCATCCCAAGCTCGGCATGGGATTCAGGCAAAATGCTCCACGGGGAGCCGTAGAGTGCGGAAGCAACGCGAGGTAATTGACGATGTTTCATAATGGTTGATTTTCGGCCCGGGCCGAATTTTTAGGCGGCGGATCTTCGCTCTTTGTCCAAGTCATCGAGCACCAGGTTCAGATCCTTCATGAATTCATTTTCATCGGAGATTTGGCGCAGCTCGCTTTGCCAATCGAGGCCCTCTTCGGCGTAGTGAGTTTGCAACGAGCGCATCTTGTTTCTAACCAGCTCGATGTTCAGCTTTCCGACCTTGCCTTTGTCGGCGGTTAGGCTGGCCTGCGGCAGGAATGTCGCCTTCCAGAAATCCCCCGCTCCCGCAGGCTCCGGAAGCCGACCGGCCTCGATCTCATGCGAGATCCAGATCGCCCGGAACCGTTTCAGCCAGGTTCGAAGGCGGAGCAAACGGCAGGAAATCCAGCGGTCCAGATCCGCGTTCGCAATCCTTGAGTTCGCGCCACCCAGCTCTTTGATGTTCCAAAGCAGGTCGGGCGAAACTCCAACACCCCAGGAAATGTCCCGGATCAAATATTCAATCAGCGCAACTTGGTTGGGATGCGGTCTGGCGTCCTGAATCGTGCCGATCTTAGCGCCCGCAGGAAGATTCGCGATTCCACCCTGCGCCCGATAGAGATCCTCGACCTTGTGTTCCACCGTCTTCCCCGTCGTTCCTCCATCAGGAATCCTTTCATCCCTCAATGCGGAACCCAGGGCGCGAGGCCCTTCATTTCCGCTGCTGTTCCCCGACGTGTTTTCCATGTAGAGACCGAGTTGCGCGGCCACCTTGATCGTGAGCTTCACATCCGCTAGAATTTCGCTGATGTCCTGCATGTGGTTCACCGCATGGCTCAGGATCGTTGGCGGGCGAATCCTTCCGAGATCATCCGGGTGCGAATAATAGAGCGCATCGTTCGCGGAAATCGTTTTAACATCCCCATTGTCATCCCGGATCCCGTAGGCGAGGTGACGGCGGAACTTGTTGATCTTCACGCCATCCACCCACGTCGCATCCGCCCCGCGAGGGTTGCAAATTTGGTGTGCCTGATAGTTCGCGATCGCGATTCCGTTGGTCGAACCCTTCACCAGCACCGGCAGAATATCACCATCGCCGAAAGCGGCCTTGTTCAGCTCGATTTGCATCGCACGAATCCCGAATTGGCCCGAGGTATCGATCACACCCGCCTCGTTTGCCCGGTCCTCCCAATGAGCGTCCGCCAAACGATTCCAGCCAGTGTCGCTGGAGAGGGACTTGGGCGTTAGATACCCGATCAAATCGGCAAGCCCGGAACAAATCCGGGTTGCCAGACCAAAGTTGGCTCGCAGCCAGCGGGATTTTCTGAGCAGTTCCGTCCGCGAGTAGGAATTCAGCTCCTTTTTCGGGTCCAGCGTCGGCCAGTAAATCCAGCCACGGCGCTCGGATTGGTTCGCGCCGTCGAAACCGCTGATAGCCTTCAGGTGTTGGGATGCCTGCGCGTACTGCTCCGCCTCGCTCCGGGCGCGGTTGGAGGCTTGGTTGCGCTGCTTGCGTTGCTGGGATCGACTCATGTTTCGGAGCGGCGGGTGGAAAAGTTGATAGCGGCTGCTAGAGGTTTTTGGCCGGTGGCGGATGGATCATCGAGCCGCTGGAGGCAGGTTTCCAGAATCTCGATCAGCTCGTTCGGAGGCCCGCTGATTGGCTGGCCAGCTCCGCCCCCATCCTGGAAATTAACCTGGGTCACCAGGACTCCGGAAGCGCGGTCATTGAGCGCCTGCAAGAGCGCGGCGCGGAGATCCGCGCTCGAATAGAGCCGCAGATAGGCGGAAATTACAGTTTCGGAGAAGGCCACGCAGAAAGCCCGTGTCAAAGCTTTTCATCTTTCGGATCTTGGAACCTATGGCCGATCACGTTCCACATGACGTATCCCATTTTGACGCAGTCGCCGTAGTCGTTGGGTGGCTTGGGTTTCCAAACAAATTCCGGGACTCCTTTTGAATTCAATTCTTTCACCAGCTCTTCCCCGCACAACTCCCTAACAAACTCTTCGGTGACATCTTGCGGCAACCACAGGCGCGGAAGATTGAAATCCTCGCATTTTTGCGCGTCAAACTTCCGAATCCGGTCGTTGTAAAGAATGCGTTTGAACGCATCGTCATCGAAGTGACAAACCGGAATCTTTTCCTCGCCCCCACGCGAAAGCGCGGAATCACTGAACGCGATGGTGTTTTTAACCTGAATCCCACCCCGACCCTTGCACGGCGAAAACTTGGGAAACAAAGGATAACAGAAGCTTCTAACCGCGTATGAGGTGCCGTCTTTCCCGCCTTCATCGATGTTCACCCTTTGAACCCGGATTTCCTTTCCGTCCGCTAGAATAATCCGGTCCGCAACATCTACCGACTCTTCCAGGGCGAGCGTCTTTCCCCAATTGATAACGTAGGCAGTCCCGTTAGGCAGCCATCCCAGCGAAACCCACTTTTGATGGTCTCCCTGGTTATCGACGTGCAGCGTCGCCACGCACGGCACGACAGGCAATATCCCCCGGCTATAGTTGCCCCGCAGGCGCAAGACATGCTGGTGCGACAAGCTAACAACAGTCTGCTTGACCGGCAACCCGGCCCGCCCGTTGGTCCAATTGTGCAGCTTGTCGGGATCGCCCTGCGCTTGGATGAACTCGAACATCAGAACACCCCAGGTGCTCTGAGGGTGCATCGAGTAAAAATCCGAAGTATGAAAGCTCATCTCCCCCGGCGTCCACCCGGGCACCAGCTGCTTTTCGCCATCTACTTCGATCTCCTTGAAATTCGTGGGCCGCAGCTCGCCGTTGAGCATCATTTCCAGCTTGTGATCTTCTTCGATCCGGCCCTTGCAGGACTCGCACTGCATGTAGGTTTCCCGCAGAACCCGGTTCAGATCATACGATTTCCCGCTTGCATCCTTGCAGTGCGAGAACCGCATGTGCTCAAAATCTATCAATTGCTTGAACCCACAGTGCGGACAAGGAACGAAGTACTTGTGCTGACTCCCGGATAGGTAGGAAACGTTGGTAATGGCCGTTTCAACCGTTGGCGTCGAAAACCCGATTCCCTTTCCGCTCTCACTCCGCTTGAACCGCTGGACCAACAAAAGCCACTTGTGAGCCTCACCTTTCGCAGTCTTCCACTTGTCGAGCTCGTCGCCCACCACGAGATCAGCCGGGAAGGACGCCACCTGGCCAGCGGAGCCGGAACCGGCCAGGCGCAAAATCGCATTGGCAAACTCGTAAACCAGCGTGTGTAGCTTCGTATCCTCCTTCGCCTCGATATCGATCTTCGTGGCCTTACAGTCCCTCAGAAGCGGCTGGAGACGCTTTGTCGATAGATCCTTCGCTTTCGGGAGCGAATCGATCACATAGATGATAGATGTGGCGATCTCCGAGATCCGCTTGCAGATCAAAATCAAGACATGGAACGTGAAACCGCTCTGCGAGGATTTCATCACGATCAACGTCCGCCACTGCGGATCGTTCATGAACAAATCGAGAATCCGCGCAGCCATCACCGCGTGATGCCTTTTGTAAGGGCCCGGATTATCCAGCGACTCTTTCGAGCTGATCCAAATGTTGACTTCCGCCCAAACTTCCAGCGCAACTTTCTCAATTTTTCGATAGGCCCGCCGGACAATTCCAACAAGCATCCCCCTTACCTCACTCATGCTGCTTCCAGCTCAAGAGGTTCCGAAAAGTTAGAGGATGCTAGCATCGCCGCAGCCTCATCCACGATATCATCAGTGAGCCGGTTCCATTCCTCGGGCGTTTCCGCAGCCTTCAGCTTGGGGCGGCACATCCGGAAAGCCTGCTTGAAGGACTTCAGAATCGCCCGGTGCAGCGGTTCGAGCTCCCGTTGCACCTCCGCCCGCTTCACGTAGATCCCGGCCTCCTCCAGGACCGTTGGCGCGATCTTTTCCAGCTGCCGGACCTTTTCAGCCATGGCCGTCCACTCGCGCCGCAGGAAATCCGCCCGGGTTTCGTTTCCCGCGTCCACCGCCAGCATGTATTTTTTATGCAGGGTCGCCTCGGCCTCCCGGTGCCTCGTCAGCATCGCCAGC